AGCTCGGCAGTTCCGTCCTTGATACCGAAGATGAAGTCGACACCCGCACCACCCCGATCATTATCCCGCCGGAAGCGGTCATATTGAGAAGGGTCACGCAAACGAGCTGCGTGTTCGTTTGGGTAAGGACGCTCGCCTAATTCCGTGGAATTAGCATCCAACTTAAATAAGCCGATTGCTTCTTCCACGAGATTTAGCTAAGGCTGCCACAAGTCTATCGGCGAAGTTTTTTAGGCTTTCTTCCTGCGACTTGTTGACTTAGAGCGGGCAGGAGGAGTGCCCTCGGGCTCAGCAGTAACGTCCGGTACAGCCGGAGCCGCATCGAGAATGTCCTTGTCAAGCGTGACCCCGGTGGACTGCGCAAGCTCTTGCTCGCGAGCCAGTTCTGTGACGTTGTCGTCGTAATCGCCGCCGGTGTAGGCGATGATCTGTGCTTTCGTCATGTAGCCCGCCTGCTCGGCCTCTCGGTAGGCCTTGACCTCCTTGAGAGGGTCAACCCAGCTCCAGCCGCGAGCCATCCAACGAGGCGTCTCGTAGCGCTCAGGACGAGCCTCGTAGTCCGCAAAGGGAAGCTCACCGCTAAGCACTGCAAGGCCGAGCCACTCACGGAAGATCCGCATGTGGAAGTTCTCGATCAGGTAGTTCTGAACCACGCGCCAGTGTTCCCGATCCTCAAGCAGGCTCAAGCGTGAACTGGAGTAATTAGTGTCGCTGAAATCGCGGCTAAGTGTCTCGTAGGAGCAGCCAAAGCCCGATGCAAAGCGGCGAACCTTGTTTTTGACAAACATCTCAAACTGCTGGTCAGGCGAGCTGATGTTCGGAACCGTGACGGATTCGCCAGGGCTCAGGTACTTATACGTACCAGGTTCAAAGTCACTTACGCGCTGCTTGTTTTCAACGTCGTCCGCAATCAGCTCACCCTCGTTATTAGTGATGAAGCCCATAATCGAGGCGCCAACACGGGCGCGGACTACGGCAGCCTCCTCGTAACCCTGCAGCTGGTGAGCGTCAGACATAACGCTGTGGAACCAGGGCACGCCACGGTTTTGACCCGGGCGCTCAGGCATAAACAAGTGGATTACGTCCGCAGCAGGGATAAAAACGTGCTTGTCGTTGCGCTGAGGGGCGTTCTGGAACCAGTAGTCGCCAGGATGGCGAGTAAGAAAGGCGTACCGCACCGGGCGGCCCCACTCGTTTACCTCAACGCCGTTGCGCCACTCATTCGTCTTGGCAAGCGTTCCACCTTGGTACTCCTCGTCGAGCAGGTCGCTCTCAAGCAGCTGAAGCGCTAAGGGCACCTTCGAGTTGCCGAATGGACGGCGAACAATACGGAAAATTGCCTCGCCGGACTCGGGCAACGCGCCAGCAGCAAGCCACTCAAGCTGGTGAAAGCTGTAACGGCCACTTACATCGCAGTTTTCAGCCCGCGTCCAAACTTCCCATTTGGACTCGATCAGATTGTTAATGCGGTCGTCACGCTTGGTGCCCCGGACCTGTTGAACCTGGGACTGAAGCTTGATGCCGGTGCCGACAACGTTGATTTGGGTGGTCCGCTTGGCCTGTCGCGCATAAGGGTTGTTGCGGACCATCTCGCGAGAGCGGTCGCGCAATTTGCGCAGACTGGTGCGAATTTCAGCGTCGGCGCTGGTCTGAGTCGCCAGCCAATCATTGGTAAGACGCGAAATTAATGCGCCCTGGTAGGAGCGGCGACGGGGTGCCGGCTGGGGCTGCTCACGCCCGAAACCCAAGAAGTTGCTAACGCGAGTGCGGAGTCCCATGGCTTAGGCGTTGAAGCGGACGAACATGTTGCGCGGGTTGCCCAAGCCATTAGCAATGAGCTCGGCTTGCTGTTCGCGCTTGACTTCAGCCTTCAGTTTGCCCTCCAGCTGAATCAAATCAGGCAGGTCATACTTCTTCAGATTACGGGTGCCAATCCGGTATTCCTGGACTACGCCGCCGTCAACAATTGCGCGGATTGCTGCTTGAACAGCATCCAGATCTTTTTGGGCTTGAGTGCGGCCGTCGAACGCGCCAGGTGTGCCGCTGTACGTCAGAGCGGCTTCGACAGTCAGGCTGCCGTTGCCCAGCGTGATGACTTCGCTGTCCTTGGTCGCGACAGCGGTCCAATACCAATTACCGGCGTCAAAATTGGCGGTTGTCGACGCAGCAAGCGTGAATTCCCACCCCGTGCCATAGGCAGAACCCGTAGAGGTGGCGCCTTCGGAAGCGGTGTTTGTGCGGAGGTAGTACTTAAGGGTCCAGTCGCTGCTGGTTATTTCATTGCCAAATACGTCAACTGAAGCGTCGTCACGCCACTTAACTGTGTCGCCGGCTCGGATAGTCGTTGGAATGTTCACGGCCTCACCAGCTCTTGACGAAATTGGCGCGTTTTGGCGCGTTTTGCTGGTCAGATCTTAGCGCCGGCTTTTGTTTGGGATCATTACGACGTTCTAATTGATCCCATATACTTCGCCTGTCATATTTTTGGTACAAACGGTGCAAGCTGGCGTATGCGTAGTTCAGCTCGTCGAGCGCCTCGTTTGGACTCTGGCTCTTCTTAACCCATACGCGCTCGGGGAAGCCGTTCCTAAATCGCAGAATCTGGCGTTCCGCTGTTAGCTCCTGGAAGTAGTCAGGAGTGATCGTCGGGAAGAAATGGAGGTAGCCAGGACCAGGGTCGTTGTGCTTGAGACGCCCAAACAGCAGCGACTTGACGCCATCCACGCCTACAGGAAACAGCTGTGCGCCTTTCTTCAAGGCCCGGCCGTTGAAGTTGATGTCAACCTTGCTTGATTTGCCCAGCACGGGCTTGCCCTTCTGACCCACACCCTTGATGGCGATGACGCCCAAATGGGCGCGCTCACGGCTGTACTGGTAAACCTCCTGGGTGTGGTGGCCGCCAGAGTCGATGGCGCACACCATCACTTTCATCTCCTCTCCTGCCTCGTTGACGTAAGGCTTCTGCAGCACCTCATCGAGCTGCTTCCATACTTCTGAACGTGACGGCGCGCCATAGATCTTGACGCGATCAATTAGCCAGCCTTCCTCTTCGCGGCCCCACGCCCAGACAGACAAGCTCAAGCGATCGTCCTGGACGTCGCAGCCAACAGTCAGTGCCAAAGCCTCGACCGGCGGCACACCCTGCTTGTATTTCTCTGCAGAAGCACGCTCCATCAGCGCGTCAGCTCCAACCTTGGAGGCGTACTCGTCCTCCCAAACCTCACCCAGGGTGGTGTTGATCCAGGTCTTGAGCTGCTCGGCGTCGTTTTTGGAATCCAGAAACTCCTCGACCAGGTTTGACCAGGTGGCGTTAGGGGAGTAGCTATACGCGGCCCATATGTGGAAGCCGACGTGCTTCCCGTTGCCAGGCGCAGTCGCCCTCCACTCGCCTCGCTCCACCATCCAACGCTTCTTGGAATGGGGGATCCAAACGCCGCAGCCTTCACAGCAGTAAGACGCCGTGCTCGGGTCGTCATCCCTCCAGCGGATGTTGCTCCACTTGAGGTATTGCATGAAATTGCATTCGGGACATGGCACGAAAAAGCGCCTCATGTCGCTCTGCTGGAACAGACGCTCCACGCGGCTGAAGTCCTTGATCGTCGGCGTAGAGCCAGCAACGATCTTGCGGTTCCAGTAATACTCAGTACGCCTGATGCCCAGCTTGATCTGGTCGCCTTCCGCGCCAGCCGATGCGGGGTAGCCGTCGACCTCATCAAATAAGACGATCCGGCGGCTGACACGACGGAAGCCGCGAGGCGAGTTGGCCCCGACCAGGCTCAACGTGCCACCGGGAAACTGCTTCTGCAGGATCGTGTTCGCACCATCCTTGGCTTTTGACTCACTGACCAGGCCTTTCAGGCAAGGGGTGTCCCGCAGCATCGGGGCAATCTCTTCCTTGGAATAGCCCTGCGCGTCCTCAATGGTCGGCTGGACCAGCATGATTGGCGCTGGGTCCTGGTGGATGTAATACGCGATGACGTGGTTGAGGATCTTGGAGTACCCGACACGGGCTGACTTCATCACCGTCACCTGCTCCACCTTGTTATCGGTGATCGCGTCCATAATTCCCTTCTGATAAGGGAGCGTGCGCCAGCGGCCTCCTTCGGCGCTCGACTCGCTGCTTAAGT